CATGTCCGTCTTGATGAAATAAATCCAGGAAAATGGTTTGCAAAACAATTTTCAAAAGAGATCTGTGCCGATAAAGTTTTGGTTCAGAAAAGTGGATATTTTGCCAGGTCTGCAAAACCCAATAAAAAAGATTTAGGGCTCATTTTCCAGACAGCTGATTTTGCAGTTCAGTGTGCCATGGATGGAAAATCTGGAGTTGTAGGTTTGGATGAAAATAATAATAATCAGTTCGCCTGTATAGAATTTGAAAGAATTAAGGGCGGGAAGCCGTTTAATCCACAAACGGAATGGTTTCAATCAATGATGAAAGAAATTGGACAACAATAAAATAATAGAGGGAATTAATGAATAAGGAACAATTAAGAAATACAGCAAATGCAATGGTGCAAAAAGGTAAGGGTATTTTAGCAGCTGATGAAAGCAATCCCACTTGCGGCAAGCGATTTGAAAGCATTGGTGTAGAGTCAACAGAACTCACTCGAAATACATATCGAGATTTACTTTTCACCACAAGTGGAATGGAAGAGTTTATCAGTGGTGTCATACTTTTTGACGAAACCCTGAGACAGTCCACCATTTCAGATGGTACCGCATTTCCTCAATATTTGAAGAATTTAGGTGTGATACCAGGAATCAAGGTGGACAAAGGCGCCAAGGAATTGGCATCTCATTCCGGTGAAAAAGTCACCGAAGGATTAGATGGGCTGAGGGAACGACTGAGCGAATATTATAAATTGGGTGCCCGGTTTGCAAAATGGAGAGCAGTCATAACCATTGGTGAGGGCATTCCAACAGAAGCCTGCATTCATGTGAATGCCCATGCGTTAGCACGCTATGCAGCTCTATGTCAGGAAGCAGACATTGTACCCATAGTTGAGCCGGAAGTGCTCATGGAAGGGAAACATAGCATTGATTCCTGCCACGAAATTTCACAAAAAACATTCACCAAAGTATTTGAAGAATTAGAAAAACAGCGTGTGTATTTGGAAGGTATGGTATTAAAACCAAATATGATTGTTTCCGGGATTGGATGCAGCGAACAAGCTGGGGTGGAAGAAGTGGCGGACCGTACGGTTGAAGTTCTGAAAGCTACTGTCCCTGATGATGTGCCTGGATGTGCATTCTTGTCTGGTGGACAAAGCAACGAAAATGCCACTGCCCATTTGAATATGATGAATTCTAAACATGAAGGAAGTCTCCCATGGAATCTTAGCTTTTCCTACGGGCGTGCTTTGCAGGCATCTGCTCTAACCACATGGAGTGGTAAGGATGAAAATATTCCTGTAGCCCAGGAAGCATTTCTGCAGCGTGCTAAATTTAATGGAATGGCAACCAAAGGTACTTACTCAGAGGCGTTGGAAACTGAAATGGCTTAATCTTTAAGTGATTTTAATTGGAAAGGGGAGTGGTTAATCGCTCCCCTTTTTTAATTAAATATTATTTGCAAATTTGAAGATTCTCATTCTTAATTGATAATTCCGTATTAATCGTAATGAAGATAAATATTCATCTTCCGTAAAGATAATCATTTATCCGCTCCAACCCTTCTTCAATTTTATCTGTATCCAGGGCATAGGAAAAGCGTACACGGCCTTCTGCGCCGAACCAGTCACCCAAATAGGTAATGACATTATATTTGGTGAACATATCCCATACAAAATCAGCGGCATTGTCAATCTTCGGCAGCATATAAAATGCGCCTTCAGGGTTCCAGAGGTCTAAGCCGGCATCTTTCAATCCTGCATAGAGTAAATCTCTGCGTTCCTGCCAGATTTTCAGTTGGTCATCAATAAACTTGCGGGGGACTTTTGTAGCTTCAAATGCCATTTCCTGTCCCAGAATATTGGTATTCATAGAAGTATGGGTTTTCATGGCGATGACATCCTGCACCAATTTTTTATCTAAAGACCAGAAATAACCCACGCGAAATCCACACATGGCATAGGTCTTGGAAAAGGAGTTGATGGTTACCACATGAGGCCCCTGAATGAGGTAGTTTTCCCGGATATAAATCAGGTCTTTATAGACTTCATCAGACAGGACAAACACGCCGTATTCACTGGTGAGTGTTTCAATTTCTTTTAAAGTGGGTATTGCTTCCACTCTGCCTGTAGGATTGGATGGAGAGTTAATCAAAACGGCCCGGCAGTCCTTCACCTTTTTCCTGAAATCATCCATATCTATCCTCCCCTGGTTTGTTTTCAGATACACGGGCTCCATGCCGGCAAACTCCACCAATCGGGGGTAGGAATAGTAATAGGGTTTAGTCATCAATACTTTCTTCGGCTGGGACATTTCATAATTGCTGATGACCCGCAAGGTCAGGTCCAATGCCTCTGAGGCACCATTTGTAATGACAAAACTATCAGCAGTAGAATCGGGATATTGGCGGGTGAGGGCATCCCTAAGATAGTCCAAACCCTGGATCACTCCATATTTGAAATCTGTGTAATGGGGAAGTATTTTATATACTTCTTCCGGTGGGGGGAGGTCAGGTTCGCCTGATCCGAATGAAATAATGTCCTTGCCCCGAACCCCAATGAATGCAGCCGGAGATAAATTCTCTTTATTTAATGTGGTCATTTATGAAGTGATCAATTATTCAGGTGGATAAATTTTTACCTGATGAATTTGCCGGGTAGAGGCTTTAATGATAACCATCTGGCCAAAGGGCATAAATAAATGCTCACCTTTGTTTGGGATTCGCCCCAGTTGGGAAATGATATACCCACCCACAGACTCATAGTTGCCTTCAGGAATCATGTTTTCATATTCGTCGTTAAAATCTTCCCAATCCATTCGGGCATCAACCACAATGGATCCATCTGCCTGTTTTTCAGATTTTTTGGTATCCACATCAAACTCATCTTCAAAGTCACCAAATAATTCTTCAAATACATCTTCTGCGGTAATTAGACCGGCTGACCCGCCATGTTCATCTAAAACTACGGCCATAGCGTGATGTGCTGATTGAAATTCACCCAAAAGATCTATAACTGGTTTTGTATAAGGAATAAATAATACAGGTTTTATAACTTCCTGGATATTTTCAGGTGAATGAAATAGGTCATATAATACACAACTCCTATAATATTATCTAAATCTTTTAATTTATCTACCGCTAAAGGTACGTGGCTACTCATTAACTTTTTAGTAGCTTCATCTATTTCGTGACTTAATTGTTTTTTAAGATTATGCCCTTGTTGTTCTGCTGTAGCTTCTGAATAACCTGCTTTGATTGCAGATTGTTTTGCATTTCCTGTTTGTGAAAAATTTTCAACAAACGCTTGTTGCATTTCTGTTAATGATTTCATTATACTAGACCTTGTTGTTCGGCTTGTGCTACAGCTTCTTCCATACCTTCTTTAGTTTCGGGTTTAGACATTTCTGTCATAGCTTTACCTTGTGATAATGCTGTATCAGCTTGTTGCTGTGCCATAGCTTGTTCTTGTGCTTGTTGTTGTGCCGCTGCTCTTTGTTCTCTTATTTCTGCTACTTCATCTTCACCACGTAAAACTGTTTTAGGAACTCCGAGTAATGTTGCTCTCATTCTAATTGCCTGTTCGTGATTAATAACATCCATAACAGTAGGATCAACTTGAACGACTTGCATTGCTAATTGATATAATCTTTCAACTGCAATAGCTTCTTCCATTCTTTGAGAACGTGCTAAAGGCCCAACATATTCTATATCCATATTCATACCTTCCATTTCAGAAGGTCTTGGCATTAAAGCGTCTGCTCTCATCATAATTCCAAATACTCTTTCAATTAATGGATTTAAAAATTCAGTTTGAAATCTTCCTAATGTTGGCCCTAATAATCTTTGCATCAATTCATATCTAACTTGAACTTCTGTTGCCGTCATTTGTGGGCCTTCTTGTAATTGTAGTTGATCTGAATAATATGCTTGTCTAATTGCTGTTCTTAATTGATTTTCTTTTAAATCTGTTATTTGCCAATTTGATCCAATTTGTAATGGCTTAATTGCTGTATCACTTCTAACAACTGTAATTCCGCCAGGTGTCATTCTAACTCGACCAATTACTCCATCATCCGTAACTAACAATGGTGGATCAATAGCTTTTGCCCATGCTTTTAATCCAATCTCTACAGCTTTATTTAAAGTTTTAATATCGGGTAACGCATTGTAACTTGGTGATCTTCCAAATATTTCACCTGTTGCTTTAGACCATCTTGGAACTAAATATGGAAATTCATTATAACCTCCAACTCTAACAACCATTTTATCTTCAAAACAAACGTGACAAGAATGAAATGGTAATTTAGTTTTAGATTTCATCCCTACTGATCTTTCATAATCTTGTGTAGGTTCGACAGCGTGAATAAAATTGAATTGTGTATCGGGTTTTGCTTTAACAGCTTCTTTGATTTTTGTTCCTACGTTATCCTCGCCAAATTCTTGTACTGCCTGTCGTGCAGTCATTTTATATTTTCTATAAAGTGTATCTACTCTACCTGTAGAATTTTCTTGAATAAAATATTCTGCTATATGTAAAGTATTAAAATGTAAACCACCTTGTAAAAATCCTTCATTTGCTTCTTCAACAAATATCGCTGATGTACCAACTGAACATAAATCCAAATACATTTCGTGAACTTCTGTATTAAAATTAGATTCATTGAATACAGCATACATTCTACGTGCTGTATCTTCTAACCAGATTTGTATATCTCTAATTTTATTAGCATCATCATCTCTTAATTTTAATGAGAACCAAGGTAATGAAGGTGATGTTAGTGTTCCTTGTAAACTTGCTGCTAAAAGATTATTAGCTGTGATTGCTGTTGAATCAAATAAAACTTCTGTTCTTTTTTCTCCACGTGAACGAGTAAAAGTAATATCTGCTTTTCTTGGCATCACATAATCTAATATTTCCTGCCAATGATCTTCCCACGTACTTCGATCTGTTTCTAACTTATCTAATCGTTTTTTTATATATTCAAAAGTTGCCATTAGTAACTACTCAATACAGATTTACCAGTTTTTGCTTCATCTTCAAGACCAGTACCCCCTGTTAAAATTGTTCCGCCTCTACCTTTCATTCTATTGCTAGTAGCTTTCTTTTTTTCTGCTGCTAATTTTGCTTCTGATTCTGCTTCTTTGGCTGCCACACTTGGATCAACTGCTGGTGGCGGTGGCATTTCGTACATCATTGGTGCTTTTAAACCCATCTACATTCCTCCTTCAACATTCCGTATAATGCTCCATCTATATATTTTCCATCAACTTTCATTGCTTTTCTTATTATACCTTCTTTAACAAATCCTGTACCTTTTAACAATCTTTCGTTCCTTTTGTAGCCATTGATGCACATTGCCGTCATTCTACCACATTTTATCTGATTAAAGCAGTAATTAAAAACATACTGGACATTTCTTCTCGTACAGCATCGTGGTGTCTTTAATGCTAGATGAACCCAAATATTATAACCATCCCAATCTGAAAATAAAAAACCTCCCAACAATTCATTATTTTCAACAAAACCTAAATAAGAATACCAATCATTAATTGAATGATGAATATGGGCGTGTTTCTTAACATAGTCACCAATGGGCTTTTTCCATTTCTCATCCGTGACTACTTCAATCACTATGCGTATTTCTTTTTCTTTTTAGTCGTACCGCCTAGTACAGTTTTAGAAACATTTGCTTCTTCTTCAAGACCTGTAGCATCCGTCATAATCGTTCCAGTAACACCAGAACCTTGTCCTCGTAGTTTGGATACTTTTTGAGAACCAGAAACAGTAGCTGCTGCTGGTGCTTGTGTAGTCATAACTTGTGCAGGTTGTTGCACAGGTTGTCTGAAAATTCGAGTTAT